TTATCCTTCAATATCAATTGTAAGTCCGGACTTGAGCTCCACTGTGAAGTGGTCCTCGAATACGGTAATCTGTTTGAGCCAGCGTTTTACCAAGGCTTCGTCGAACTCGGTGAGGGTGGCATCTTGGTCTTTGATGTAATCCTGCAATTCATTGATGCGTCCAATCTGTGCATCTCTGGCAGCAGTATCGACGGTGTTTTGCTGACGCTGTTCACGGAGCTTGAAAATTTCATCGGCAATCTCATCGTAGGCTTCCTTGTTATTGGCCTTTTTGAGCAGTTCCTTCTGAAGCTCCTGCAAGCGTTCGTCAATGCCATCAGCGGTTGTTTGCTGCGCTTCCCGGATGACCTTGGCGATGTTTTGCTGCAGCTGTGCTTGGTACGTAGACTTATCTCCAAGGAGCTTGTTTATCGCCTGAACTACTACATCTTCTAATATCGTCTCATTGACGGTTCTGGCATGGCATTCAAGGCCGGGTTCCAGTCTGCTGATGCAGCGCCAGACGATAGATTTGCAGCCTCGGTTGTTCCAGTGAATTCTGCGGAACATCTCACCGCAGTCTCCGCAAACTACAATCTGAGCGAAGCAGTGGTTGCAGCTGTAGGAGCGCTTCTTGCCATTGGCACTGGTTTTGACAACGCGCCTGCGTACCAGTTCCTCCTGTACCTGCAGGTAGATGTCCTTTGGAATGATGGCTTCGTGGTTTCCTTCAACGTAGTATTGCGGAACGATGCCATTGTTCTTGACTCTGGTTTTGTTTAAGAAGTCTGTGGTGTAGGTCTTTTGTAGAAGGGCATCACCGATGTATTTCTCATTGGTGAGGATTTTCTTTACTGTGCTGGCCCACCACTTGGTTTTGCCTGCACCAGTCAGAATACCATCTTTTTCAAGTCCGGCAGCAATTTTATCCATTGAGGAGCCTTCAAGGTACTCTCGGTAGATGCGCTTTACAACTTCAGCCTGTTCCGGGTCGATGATAAGGTTCCCATCAGCGTCTTTGGTATATCCCAGAAAGTGATTGTGATTGACCTGCACTTGGCCATTTTGGTAGCGGAACTGAAGTCCCAACTTTACGTTCTGGCTAAGGGATTGTGATTCCTGTTGGGCCAGCGATGCCATAATTGTAATCAGGACCTCGCCCTTGGCATCCATTGTGTTGATGGCTTCCTTTTCGAAGAATACCGGGATGTTCTTTTCTTTAAGCTGCCGGATGTATTTCAGGCAGTCCAGTGTATTTCTGGCAAATCGGCTGATGGACTTTGTAATAATCATATCGATGTTTCCAGCTTCACATTCCTCAATCATGCGGTTGAATTCATCACGGTTCTTGGTGTTAGTGCCGGAGATACCATCATCCGCATAAATGCCCGCAAATTCCCATTCCGGGTTCTTTTGAATAAATTCTGTGTAGTGCTCAACCTGAGCTTCATAACTTGTAGCCTGCTCATCGCTGTCGGTACTAACGCGACAGTATGCTGCGACTCTAAGCTTTGGCTTTTCATTATCCCGCATTCTGGCAGTGTTTCCGACTTGCCTTTTTGCAGGAATAACCATAACATTTCCCATCAAATAACCTCGCTTTCTATCAGACTGTACAAGTATTCTGCTTGCCTGATTTCATTGTCATAGTTTTGCGTAATGTCACCTAAGCGAAATGCAGTAGGTGGCTTTTTGGTGATTGGTGCTTGGTACTTATCATCGCGTCCAAGGTGAGCGGAGCGTTTGGCAATTTCAGCTTCTGCTGCATCGAATGTTTCTTTATTGATGATGGCAGGATAGAAGTCATCGCCAAGATAGTGCTTGTTGCGCATGATTCGTTTTGCACCGGCGTGGAAGAGGTCAAGGCCAGCTTCCTTTGCTGCATTGGTAAGTGAGAGCCCATTTAAATAATTCTTGTAAATGGCTCGTACCTGTGCAGCAGCTTCCTCGTCAATGACCGCCTTGCCATCCACGATTTTGTATCCGAGTGGTGTATGTCCCATTAAATCATCTCCTTCAGCGTCAGACCGCATTTCATCACAAAGCCGATTTCATTTCTGGAATAGACTTCAATGTGGTCGACGAATATTTCAAATAAGTTCTCATCGTATTCCTTCAGCATATCTTCGTGCTCACAGAAGTGAAGCAAGCGTTCTGTCTCATAAATCCTTGTGCTGGAGCCGGACATAAATTGATTAAGGACTTCAATATCCTGACGGTAGCCATCGGCCTGAGATAGCAGTGCATTGTTTTCCTGCGTGTAAAGAATCTGGTCAATATAGCCTTGTCCCATCAGCTTATGCAAGGTTTCTCGTTGCTCGGCATTCTGTTCCAGTAAGCTTTCCAGCTGCTGGATACGGAGAATGTTGGCGTCGTTTGAATTGTGCTTGCTGGCTTGAAGATAAGGTTTCAACACGAGGTTGTGACCGTAGATTAGCTTATTAAGAACTGTGGCAAAGGCGACCTTGATATCCTCATCTCTGATGAAGAGCATGGAACATTTATTTGTATCTTCTATGTGGGTATTGCAGCACCAAGCAGCGTATTTACCATAGGTGCTTGAGTGGATTCTTCTGCGAAAGGTATTCCCACACTCGTGGCAGATAATCTTTCCAGAAAATGCGTAGCGCTGTTGGTATTTGGGATTTCCCTTATCAATACCTTTTTCTGCAGCACGCTGTTCAATCAGGGCGGCAGCTGCTTCAAAGTCCTCATGGCTAATAATTGCTTCATGGTGGTTGGCCATATAATACTGGTCCAGAACACCATCATTGGTATGGCGATTAAAGTTGTCGTCGGTGTAGGTCTTTTGGAAGATGCAATCTCCAGTGTATTTCTCGTTTGCGATAATGCCTCGGATGGTTGCCGGAGACCAGTGATTGCCTTTGCGTGCCGGGATATGCTCAGCATTAAGTTCTTTTGCGATAGCGTCAGTACCTTTGCCACCAAGCAAGGACGAAAAGATGCGCTTCACAACCTTGGCTTCTTCCGGGATGATTTCTAGAATTCCATCGGTGACACTGTAGCCATAAGGAACACATCCTAGCTTGTAGGTTCCGTTTTCAAATCGCTTCTTGATGGACCATTTATTGTTTTCAGCAATGGATGCTGATTCTCCCTCAGCCATTGAGCTTAAGATGGAAAGGAATAATTCACTCTCCATTGAGCCGGTGTTGATATTTTCCTTTTCGAAGAATACGGGAATGTTCAGGTTTAGAAGCGTTCTAACAAGCTCCAAACAATCTGTAGTATTTCTGGAAAAGCGGCTGATGGATTTGGTAATCACGAAGTCAATTTTCTTTGCCTTACAGTCTGCAATCATCTGCATGAGCATTGGTCGTTTATCTGCCTTGGTACCGGTGATGCCTTCATCAAAGTAAAGGCCGGCAAACTCCCAATCTTCACGAGATTGAATGTAGCTTTCATAGTGGCTTTTCTGTGTTTCCAAGCTTTCCAGCTGGGCATCAGATGCGGTCGATACTCGGCAGTAGGCTGCAACGCGTATCTTCTTTTTGACAGCTTTTGAAGGATGGTTATTTTCAATTTTTGTGACCTTCTTCATGGTAGTTCACCTCCTTTGTCAGTGTATATACATCACTCTAAACACTGTAATTATCAAGTAATTTTGGGCATAATCTCGGCCAAGAATGGGGAGAATGTGTCGCGGTTTATCTGCGTTAATTTGTTGAATTCCGACAAGGAAATAAGTCCATCAGAGAGCATCTTTTCTGCCACTTTCTGTGCCATGAAGTAATCATAATCCTGCTGAATATCTTTATTCGTGATAGGCTTTGGCGAAGCCTTTAGATGTTCTGCAATATCCGTCATTTGCAATACGGTTTTTGTTTCTGCCTGCATAAGGGCACCTCCAGTTCTAAAAAGTTCTTCACTTTCCACTGGAGATGAGGAGCCATTTTGAGCGGATAAATTTTTTAAATGACAAGGTGTATCAAGGTGTATATATAAACTTTCCTATAGGCAATAAAAATATAGATATATAAAAGTTAGGAAAATACCATTGATACACCTTGCAGGCAAAAAGAAAAAGGGCCTACAAGGACGTAAATCCTCATAGACCCTGATGGTTATCCAAGTAATGCATTGACTCTTGCCTGTACGGCCTCGTAATCATATCCGGCAGCAGTAAGGCGGTCCTTTCTGTCGGCACCATTGCCCCAGTCACCACGGATGACCTCACGCGCGATTTCATCAATGGATTTCTTTGTCGGAGCAGAAGATGCAGCAGTTCCTGACTTGGTTGTGACGAATGCATCAAAACTAGCACTCTTAAGTTTTGCCATCATGCTATCGGCATTGGCTTTCTGGCGGTATGCACCGACCTGTATCTTATACATTCCATCAACCTGAACCATATAAGTATCAAAGCCTGCTGCCTTCACGCGATTAAGCTGTGCTTCGGCATTGGCCTTATTCTTATAAGCACCGACCTGCACACGGTAAAGATTGTCTGCAGTAGGAGAAGTGCTGCCACCAAGATTTGCAGTAACCTTTGTAGCCAAGTCTCCAAGACGAGCATAGAGCCAGTTTCCGGGACAGGATTTATTGGAAAACCATCTGTGCACGGTGATAATCATTTCATCTGCAGCAGGATTGTAATTTAAGGACTTGTCCTTATCAGCAAACCATAAGAGTTTCTTCTTGCCATAACGCTTGCAGATGTCAGTGCAAAGATTGATGAGTGAAGCATAGACTTTGTCATTCATTGCGTATGGTTCTGTTGTATCAGATGCGCATTCGATGGTGATAGCACGCTGGTCGTTAGCATTAGAAGAAGAGCACCAAGAACGGTTCTTTTCCTCGACGCAAAGAGAGATGCGTCCATCCGTGCCAATACCATAATTGCAGCTGGCTTCCCTTGATGGGCTGGTAAAGCAGCCACAGATGCTTTCGCAGGAAAGCTGACCTACAACGCAGTGTGGCGTAATACGGTCAATGCTGTGCGTTCTCTGCCCGGAATGGTTTGGGCTAAGCTGTGTGTAAGAGATTAAAGAGCTGTTTGTATATCCCATATTTATTCATCCTCACTTTCTGAGCGGTCATGTAACTGCTCTAATACGATTTTGATTTTCTCCGGAACTGGTAGTCCGAGATGTGCTGCATTTTCCAAAAGGGATACACCTTCATTGGAAATGTAGAAGAAGATGACAGCGGTACGAAGAATGCTTCCGGTACCGATAACCTGTACATCCAGAATGTTGGCAATACCCACCAGTAAGAAGATGAGTACCTTGCGGCAGATGCCTTTGAATCCGACTTCGCTGGATAAGGTGTGGTCGGCAATGGCACACATGACACCTGTGATGTAGTCGATAACGACAAAGGCTAAGAGCGCATAAAGCAGGCCATCACAGCCGCCTAAGAAGTAGCCGAGCCAGCCTCCGATGCCAGCAAATAGAACTTGAATTGTGTTCCAAAATTCCTTCATGATAAATTCCTCCGTTTCTAAAAATTTGTATGAAAAAAGCACCTCCGAAGAGATGCTTGATTCCAAATTGATTTATGCGGTACGTTTCCACATGTATACAACAAGGTAAGGTGGCATGTTGTTATGAGCAGAACCACTACCTTTCGCAGAAGTTAAATATGCCCATTCATTTCCTTCTGCAGTGTTTGTTTGGTTTATCCACCACATTTCCATAGTGGATGTTTGGCCGGTATCTTTAAGAGCTTGGCTAGCAGTAACGCCTTTACCAAATACACCAATAAAGTCAGATTTCATTTCACCGTTATTTGTCATGTTGTTAAAAAATGGCGTATCGTGTGCATGGCTGGGCATTTCAGCAACCGATAATTTATGAGTTGCTGCACCACCAGTTGCTCCTGACGAGTATGTTGAACCAGCACCCAATAAAAATCTGTCTTTTAATTGTGTCCACGAACCGCCGAACAACGTGGCTGGGCTAGTCGAATTCACGCTTAGATAGATGCTGCCAATAGGATAGATATAATCGATTAGCTTCTTTCCATGTACTTCAAGTTCCCATGAATCCGCTATTTCAAGAGTTTTGTCTTTTTCTGACACTTTACCAATTGCGATACCTTTTCCCCCAGCTTTAAAGTCCATCAAAACTGAGGCGGTTGAAACCATATCGATAATAGTGACAGTAGTGAAGGCATCAGTGATGGTATATTTGACATCATAGGAGCTTTCTGTTGAAATTGCGCCGCCACCAAAAGTGAATGCTGTTCCAGAAGAAAAGCTCTTATTGGCATTAGTCCATGAAGTTGCTGAGGATTTTTTGTAGTACGTTGCACAGGTTATCGTATTTTTACTACTGCATGTAGCGTAGCTAAATGAGATAAGTCCTCGGATATACGTGCCATCATCATTTATGACACCGGCGCTGGTTGCTCTTTGTGATATATAACTTGAAAAGGATGGTGCAGAATATGCAACAACACTTATGCTGACGGTTTTTGCATCGGATACTCGTCCTCTGGAATCTGTAACTTTCGCAGTAAAAGTGATTGTTCCAGAAGCTGCAAGTAAACCCGTTGTAAAGCTGGACGCAGTACTTGAATATCCGCCACCGCTGATTGAGTAGGAAGATATCGTTGAACCATATGCACCAGCTGCACCATTAATAGTTACGGTTGCTTTTGATTTGTTTTGAACATAGATGGCCCATGCTGTCGGAACATCACCATCAACACGTGTAGCAGTAACACTTGTCATCGTGGGCTTTACCGAAGCTGGTACTGTCAAGGTTAGAGTGCATGTCTTGGAGCCAATCTTAGTAGAACCATTGTATGTATCACAGGTGATAGTGCAGGTTCCTGATACTGCATTTGGAATCTGATTTGCAAGTGTAAGAGCAGGCGTCCACGAAACGGATGTTGACGTTGTCTTTGAAACGATAGTTCCTGTGGTGCTTCCAAAGGAATATGTCAAAGTATGTGTAAATGACGACGATGCCCTTGTAATAGTAATCGTTGAGGCAGAGTTTAAATTTGTATTGGTAGCAGATACGGTTGATGCTCTTGGAATCGTATCAAGGGTATGTGTACCACTGGCAGTAACGCTGACTGCGTAAGTGTAAACACCTGCTTCAATACTCAAACTAAAAGACTTTGTTCCGTCTGCGTTATGTGTGATTTTAGTTGTACCTGATGCTACAGACGTACCATTGTATAACTGTATTCTTGTATCTGTTGAAGTTGAATAAACGGTTGTTCCGTTAATGACAGCCTTAAAGCCACCAGTCATAACCCAGCCGCTGGCAGAACCTGCACCAGTAATAGACCAAGATAATGTAGACTGATTGTTTTCTACACTTTGACTTGATAATGACCAAGATAATTTCACGGAACGACCGTGACTTTCATTTGTTGTTATGCTTCCGCTTTTAGCCATGAATCATTCCTCCCATTCCTCCTTAAGATGCAGGGTCTCGCCATTTGATGGAGAGATTGCCATTTGCTCTTGGAATAAAGTCAAACCAGCCTCTGGTCTCATTTCCAAGAGATAATTTGTTTCGTATTTCTGCATTGGTAATAACCAAGCTGTTATTTGAGATAAAAGCGATTTTCTGGCCGTTTTCCTTGAAGGCAAGCTCCTCATTGGATAGCTCGGCAGTGAAGGCATTTCCAACTCTGCCAAGCTCAATAAGGGCACCTTTGAAACGGATGTATTCTTCTAATAGCTGTTGGTTGTAAGCTACGTTTCCTTTTATCTCATCAGTAATAGCAGTAAAGTCCATGCGGATTTCGCTGCTGTTTTGAGTAATGCTAGACTGGAAATCTTTCTGAATGGTTTCTAACTGAGTCTTTTCAATGTAGGTATCATGAACGGTACTGGTAATTTCATCTGCAGTTTTCGCAATTTCTGAGTAGCAGTCATGCACCTGAATCTTCAGGATTTCTACATCATCTAAAGCATCCTCATAAGCCACCACGCTTTGGAAGGTGTGCTGGCATGAAGTTAATAGCGCCATTCATTACACCTCCCATCAGTTAGAAACATCACACTGTAAAGTAAGCAAGCTATCAATATCAGCTGCGGAAAGATAGATAACTTTTCCGGTCTTTGTGAATGTAACTTCCTTGCCGTCCTTATCCTGTGCGTACCAAGTGTAAGTAAGGCTTTGCTTTTCTGTGGCGTTGGCCCATGCAGAACCACTATATTTCATAAGCGTTACGGACTTAGCGCTATGGTCAATCTTGTACCAGAAATCACCGGACTTCGGACTTGAAGGTGCAGTTTCACTGATGATGCCAAGAAGGGCATCTACTTCCTGCTGGTTAGTTCTGACGATGATATATGGAACAAGACCGCCAAGATTGTTCTTAACAGTAAATCCACCGATGGAAAGCATCTCCGATACATAGGGGTCAGATTTATCTTCCACGGTGATAACATCAACATAGTTCTTGCTGGAATATGTCATCGTGCAGCGGTAAGACTGGATGTTGATAATATCTGCACCTGAGACTTCCAAGGTGGAACCAGTAGCACCGCTGATATTTGTCCATGTACCATTCACATATTTTGCCCACTGATAGGTACCAGTTGTGATAGCGGTAGTGCCGTTATATGCAGAGGTTGCCAGAGTAAGCTTTCCGGATTGATTCTGTACGATGGTTCCATTAGGTGCGTATACAGAGAAAACAACTGCTGAAGTACCATTGCTTCCTGCTTTGGATTTCGTCCAAGTAAACACCTTAGTGGCTGTCTTTCCTGAAATAGTAAATGTCAAAGTGATATTACCTGTAAGTACCGCAGTTCCACCAAGGTCAGAAGATGCTGCAACGGATAATTCAATCAAGCCTGCAGCTGTAGCAGTCGCAGCTGTATTTGTTTTAAGTGTGATACCTGTAGGAAAGGTTCCAACAGCACAAGTACAAGTTGTCTGTGTGATACCAACATATCCGGTAAACGGAATAGAGATAGTTGATGCAGCAGATGTTTTACCGGCTGATGTACAAGCGATAGACTGCGTTTCGTTTCCTAAAACAATGGAGATACCGCCGCTTCCTGCAGAACCTGTAGCACCTTTATCACCCTTGGCACCGTCATAAATCTTTGTGATGGTTACAGTATCAAATACATCAGAATCACTTGTCACAAGCTTGATTTGAGCCACATTATCTACGAATACTGCATGCGTAGGTTTAACCATCAGAGTTCCGCCGGTGATGCTCGTGTTATCAGATGTGGTAGGATAATCTGCCCAGTTTCCAGAGCTGTTCTTATACTGCCATTTGCTAATAGTCACACCCTGAACCTGCGCGGTAAGCGTGGCCTGAGAAGCACCTACTAAGGTCGAAGAGGTGTCGTACTTGAATACATAGGTATCAGCAGTTACATAAGCAAGTCTTGCGTTTGTTGCATTTTTTACCAAGGTATAAGTAATATCAGCAGAGATATTGACGGTGTTCTTTGTTTCAGAATCGTAGTAGCTGATATAGCAGATGTAAGTAATCATGCCGGAATCAGAAGCAGCTAGCTTGTTTGTATTAACTGTAAGAACACCCTTGTTGACAGATTCTCCAGATGTAAGTGATGTCTCAGCAGCAACGCCATCTTTACGCTTCCATGAGATTGTTACACCGGTAGCGGTCAAAGAGATGTTTGTCTGGTCAAGAAAGATAACCGGAGTCAATACAAGATTAGTCGTGGCCCAGCTAGGTGCATATTCATGTGGTAGTGTATTCGGGTCTTCACTCTGCGTCTTAGGAAGATTTGAAGTAATATATGCCGACAGCTTTCTTTGGTCAGTAATATCCACAAAGGTCTGCTGGCTGGATGTCAAAATTGTAGCCATGAAATAACCTCCTATAAAATGATTTCACAATAGAAGGAAGCATTATCCTGAACATCCTCTGTTGTGATTATGATTGTTTTTATGCCGCGATGAGCTTTATCCCACTCAGCATCAGCAGCCTCATCAGAGGACTTTCTATGCCATATAAAGCTTTCTGCTTCAAGGGAATCGGTGATATCTTTATCCCAAGAGAATACCTTGCAGTGCATTCGGCTTTTCTGGCCTTTATCCTTGAAAATGCTGACACCATCAACCACAAGCTCTGTGTGATACATTTTCTGTGAATTGATGGTATCGACTTTTCCGGATATAGATTCTATTTTTGAAGTTTGCCCAAGAATGTCATCTTCAAGGGCAGCGATATTTTTATTCTGTTTTGCAGAAGCAGCAGTAAGTGTTACACCGCTTGCTCCAATGGTGATGGTGTTACCAGAAGGATTTAAGTAATCTCTGGTTCGGCTGACACAAAGATAAGTACCATGAATGCCATGTGGCTTTGATATGCATTCCACATACATACGGGCACGAATATCACCAATATCAGCACCGGTATCTGATTCATCCACGATTGTTAGTTCTATGCTGGTGATGCCTTTAACCAAATCTGATAATCTGGCTTTTGCTTTTCTAAGCAGATTTCCGGGAAGCGTTACATCATCCCAGATTTCAGAAGTCCAAATCCAGCCGATTTCTTTGATTGCTTTTTCATCACAAACGTAGTTCTTTCCATCGTTGACAGAGGTGATATCGATACGTTCATCTGTTTCTGTCTCGGTTCCTTCTTCGTCAGTTTCTTTCTTTTTCGCACCAAGAGGGATAAGCGCAGTCACACGCTCGGTATGGTCTTTTGTAATTTTGACATTCAAAAGATTTTTACCGAATTCAACGGTCTGCACTGATTTGGTAGTGAAGTCTTCAAGGTAATCCAGATACTTACCATTTGTTGTGTAGCGCACCTGAAGATAACCGCCATGCGTATTTATCAGCTTGTTTTTGATGGCATCCATTGTGCAGGAATATTCGGAATTGCTGTAGGAAATATAATCGTTATCATCTTTGACCGTTACATTTCCAAGAGTGAAGCGTTTCTGTTCCTCCACATTTTTGTTATGGATAGAAATGAAGTATTCCAGCAATCCTTTGAGCGTTCCTTTATATGAAAAAGGTGGCTGGATTGTATCTTTTAGATAAGCAAGGCAGGATTCACAAGTCCAAGAATGGGTATTGTAAAAATCACTGCCATCATCTAAGGCACGGCCTTCAAATACGACATCATTACCTTTTTTGCAGACAATCACTGAGGCCATTGGTTTAATAGAAGTCAGGTAGGGATGATTAAACGGAGCGGATAGCTTAAGACTATCGATATTTTCTGCATCTTCCTGAATTTGCGCTTCTGTAATTGCTAACTTTGAAAGATTCGGATGATAAAAAAGAGAACCGTCCACATATACTTTGAATAAACTCATAGGCGGCCCTCCCTATATCTGAATGTAGTTGTTCCAGTGCTGTTTACCTTCACAGAGTTGTTTCCATAGGCAAGTTGCAGTTCAGGGATTTCCCAAGTGCCTGCGCTGATTGTTTTGGAAAAAGAATCTGTACCGATTTTCCATTCAAGGGTAGTTTCAGCAGTTGTGGTGATTGTAGGCACAACAGGCATAAAATCATTTGTTAGCGAAACGGTTTTAGTTCCGGCTACCTGAACAACGGTTTCGTCGGTGTGATAACGGTAAGCATCACCATCAGTGCAGTTAAGAGTGAGCTGTCCTTTGTTGGAAATAGGGTCATACACTGGAGAGGCTTCAATGGTTCCGATACAGTAGAGTGTTGGTTCTTCAGAACAGATTACTTGTACAAGTATTCCAGCAAAGTGATTTATTATCTCAGTCACTCTGTTATTGAAATCGCTTCGTGTTCCAAGCATTGACAAAACTATAGTAAAGGCCCTTGGCTGGAATGATACCGAGCCAAGAGCCTCTGTGAATCTGATTGGAGAATTGCGACCGGGAACAACGACGGTTTCACTCTGAGATTGTGGTGTTGGAAAGTCGATACTTTCTCTAAGCCAGCCCATCTGAAAAAGTGAGATGTTATTGATTAATATATCTGGTCTCATAGTGCAAGCCTCCTTGATAATTTCTGTTGTTTTCCAAGGCCATTATCAATTGCAGGAAGAAGGTGACCAACAAGGGTTCCATCTTCCAAGTAAATGCCCTTAGAACTGTTGTCTGCGATGATTGCAAGATATCTTTCCATGCCAGCAGTATTCATTTTGCTATCAAGCATTGCTTCAAGCTGTTTATAGAATCCGCTCAGTGGCAGGATTGCTTCTTGTCCTGCTTCACCGCCAGCCATCAGTGAGCTACCATTCATACCAAAGATAGTAGGGCGATTCATGATACCACCGTTTTTGTACCAGTCGATTGAAAGATGAGGTACGCTTGGCGGTGCGATAGAAAGAGAGCCTGTTACCTTGAAGTGCGGTAATTTGATGTGAGGTAAAGAAATCTTCATTCCGGAGAAGAAGCCCTTAATCGCATCAACAACAGATTTTACTTTGTTCTTTGCAGCTTCAATTGGTGTTGTGATAGCCGACTTGATACCGTTCCATACAGAAGTGGCAGTGGATTTGATTCCGTTAAACACAGAAGATACCGTGCTTTTTACAGAATTGAATACTGTGGATACTTTGCTCTTAATACCGTCAACGACAGTAGTGATAGCTGTTTTGATGCCATTCCATACGGTAGTAGCAACACTCTTTATAGCGTTGAATACTGTGGTGACGACGGTTTTTACTGCATTTACAACAGTTGTTACGTGCGTCTTGATTGCATTCCAAACGGTTGTGAAAACTGTTTTTATGGCGTTAAGCACTGTACCGATAACAGTAGATATCGCATTGATTGCTCCGGATACTTTTTCTTTGATAGCATCCCAGACTGCAATAATAATTTCTTTACAGTTCTCCCATATGAATCTAAATGGAAGGGTGATGATATTAAAGGATGCTTCCAGAATTGCTGCAATAAACATAATGGCGGTTTGAACCGTATTTTTGATGCCTTCCCACAGACCGGTGAAGAATTCGACGATTCCAGTCCATAGATTTACAAAGAAATCTCTGATACCAGTCCATACTTCATTCCAGCTTGTACCGAACCAACCAAGTACAACATCAGCAACATTACGAATGATATTCATATAGTTGGTAAATGTATTCTTGATAAAGTCCCATACAGAGCCGAATATTTCTTTGACACCTTCCCATACCTGAGACCAGTTACCGGTGAATATACCGATAAAGACGTTAAGTAATCCGGTGATAACACCAAGAACGCCTTCAAGGATATTTGCAATCTGTGTGAACACGCCCTCAAAAAGAGGTGCTAAGAAATTGCATAATCCTTCCCAGATGGCAGATACTACTTCGCTGAAGTTCTCGAAATCAAAGCCAAGTGCACTAAGTCTATCAGTAATACCCTGTGCGAATCCTGCAAAGATACCTTTGATACGCTCCCAGATGGCAGTAATCTTATTTCGGAATTCCTCATTGGTATTCCAAAGATGAACGAAAGCTCCAACCAAAACAGCAATAGCAGCAACGACTGCAATTACAACTGGATTGATACTCATGATTGCTGTACCGACTTTGCTCATCACTCCAGATAAACCGCCAGCCTTCGATACCAGACTTGTAATTTTCAGTCCAAACTTACTGAAGGCCTGCATCGCGACACCGACTTTTGATATCACGGTTCCTAGAATCACTAGCGCTGGCCCAAGCGCTGCAACAAATAATCCAATCTTTACAATGACTTGTTTTGTGCCATCATCCAGATTATTTAGCCAAGTTACAAATCCTTGAATCTTAGAAACGATATTTTTCACCATCGGCATCAGAGCTTCACCAATTGAGATAGCAAGACCCTCTAATGCAGATTTCAAGATTGTAAGCTGACCGGATAAATTATCAAGCTGTGTATCAGCCATCTGCTGGGCAGCACCGGCGCTGTTTGTAATGGAATTTTGTAAGCTATCCCATGTCTCACCTGTATTTGCAAGAAGGGCATTTACTGATGAGAGGTCGGTCTTGTTGAAGATGGAACTGATGATATTTGTTTTCTCCGCAGAAGTCATGCCTTCCATGCTGGTATTTAAGTCACCAAGGATATCGTTCAAAGAACGCATATTTCCCTGTGAGTCATAAACATCAACACCGAGCTGTTCCATGCAGGCAGCAGCTTTGTCAGTAGGATTCTGCAATGAAAGAATGACGTTACGAAGATGAGTACCACCTTCAGCGCCCTTGATACCATTGTTTGCAAGGATACCTAGAGCAGTATTTAATTCAGCTGTACCGCCTTTGATGGATTTTGCAGTCGCACCAATTGTAAGAATACCTTCGCCTAACTGTGATACAGAGGTGTTGGTGCTAGATGCAGTTTTAGCCATCTGGTCAACCATTGTATCTGCCTCAGATGTTTCCATTCCAAGAGCAGACATGGCATCAGTGACCATATCCGATGCGGAAGCAAGGTCGATATTACCGGCAGCGGCTAAGTTAAGTACTGTTGGCAATGTATCGACCATTTCTTGCGTATCATAACCAGCAAGGGCCAGATAGTTCAGTGCTTCGGCACATTCACTTGCAGAGAAGGCCGTCTCAGAACCCATCTGCTTCGCAAGGTCAGAAAGGGCCTCCATAGTATTGACACTTTCACCATTGACATTGGACATGGAATCTTTGGTGATTCCCATTGTCGCCTGCACCTGACTCATTGAGCTTTCAAAGTCAGCAGCGGTTTTTACAGAAGCGATGCCCATGCCGGTTACTGCGGCAGATACAACAGATACCTTCTTACCAACATTTGTAATACCATTACCGACAGTTTCAAGCTTGGAACCTACATCACCAATTTTTGTAAGGGTAGCATTGGTTGTTGATGCCTGCTGTTCTAATCGTTTTAATTCAGCCTCGGTCTCGACGATTTCTCTTTGGAGAGCATCATACTGCTCCTGTGTTATTTCGCCTTTTTGTAGCTGTTCATTTGCCTGTTCAGCAGCAGTCTTAAGTGTGGCTAGCTTTTCTTTGGTTTCTCCAATTGCCTGTGTCAGTAATTTTTGCTTTTGAGAAAGCAGTTCTGTATTATGAGGGTCAAGTTTAAGCAGCTTTTCTACATCTCGTAGGGCAGATTGCGTATTCTTAATTTGACCGTTTACACCTTTTAAGGCGGTTTGTAGTTTAGTGGTATCGCCGCCAATTTCAACGGTAATACCTTTGATTCTATTTGCCATTGGCGGTTACCTCCTTTAGAATTTGTCAAAATCCTCCTGCGTTGCAAGATTGTCATAAGTAGCTCCGTCATTGCCTTTTTCCGTCCAGATATCCATCACCATACCGATGGTAAGAAGGTCAAGCTCAGCAATGGAGATACCTATTTCTACGCAGCGCAGAAGGAAGAGTGCGGTTGTCATTTCGCGATTACTGCGTTTAAGTTTTTTTTAGACTCCACGTCTGTAATCAGATTTGTACCCCAGAGTTCAAGAATTTCTGGAAGCACCTCATAGATAGAGAACATTTCAAACTGGTCAAGCCAATCATCGATATCCTCTGGAATGTTGTGGTCAGCATGATAAGCCATGATGTAGGCCACATTTTCAAATATCTCCAAGTCCTCGATGGCAAAAGAAGAACCTGCCTCGCTGTTACCTTTATAAGAGGATTCCAGTTTAGACAGGTCTTTGAAGATGTCTCTTTTGAACTTTGCACGATAGAGTCTTGGGATAGTAGCAGAAGAGCGGAAGGCGACTTCTTTATCGCCGACCTTGATAGTTTTACTAAGCATACGATTCCTCCTTAACCGGCAGTGGTAGGCTCAACAGGAATATAGACCTGCTTGTACCAATCGTTATAAGTTGCTTCGCTAGTGGAATCACCAGTTCTACTCTTAACAAGGCCATCTTCACGAGGGTCAGCAGTAAGAGAAAGCTTTTCTGTTCCCGGCTCGATAGTATCTTCCTTGGTTTCAGACTCGATAGAAGGACGAGAAGCTGTGCAGTTATAAAGAACATGACGGATGCAGCGAACATCGCCATCAAATTCAAATAACAGTGCAAATTTTTCCATCTCAGTAACCTTAGAGCTTTCGATAAGAACACCATTCTTGTCTAAGGTTTCCTTCAAGATATCTGTGCGGAACCATTCAGGAATCAATGCGATTTCAAGGTCACCGCTATAACCATTGTTTGCAGTAGAACGGAAATATACGATACCGTCTGCATAGAACGGACTGGAATCACCCTCAGCATCAAGACTGATACTTACTGCACCCGGAATAGGCTGAGGTGTAGCGTAGGTGTACTTACCGTCTTCTGTTTTTGTAAGCTTTGCAGCATGAACATTTTTAAGATTGTATTTTACTTTATTGCCCATGATTTATACCTCCATTTCAAATGTATATAGGACTTCATAGAGCTTTTCGCTCTCAATCCAGACTTCGGATTTGTTATAGAAAATGCTGTGGTTATCAAGCACAGCTTCGACGCTGTTTTCGAGTGCAGGATTTTTGCAGTCGGTATACAGCTCGATATGAAATTCATTTATCCTTACGTAGACTTTTCCATCAGCAGCAAAGTTATCACTGCCGGGAATCAGGTAGCAGATAAATGGTGGTTCAGGAGATTCACCTTCAGCAAAATGGTCGTATGCAAAAGGAAGCTCTATCTCCTGTAAAATAGCAAGAATTCTATCCATTTCTTAAGCTCCTTTCGATGGCCTGTTCAAACGATTCAATACCAGCCTGTTCTGCAGCAGCAATATGCGGTCTGGCTGCAACACGACCGCCGCCACGCTTGGCATGACCAAATTCCAACAGGTGTGCAAGCTGATATCTGTTTCTTGAATAAACAGTCACTTCCATACCGTTAGAGGATTCTTTAGTTGTCTTCACAGACCAGCTTTTGCTGTATTTGCCGCTGGCTTTTGGCGCAGTAGATTGAATCTGTTTTCTGACTTCGTTGCCGGTTTTCTTAACAGCTGCTTTCAAATCATCAGTGGCGAGGTCAGCGTATTCTTTTAGGCCATCCATGATGGCAGATGCCATCTGGTCAATGGATACTTTAGTAGCTATAATTATCGCCTCACTTTCTGACAGGATAATTTGATGCATTTGCGCTTGTAGTTCATGTGGTCAACGGCCTTGATGTCATAAAGCTCACCACCAAATTCAACACGATAATGTGTGGAATCAAGTGCTGCAGCTTTCTTGCACCAGCGGATAGTAAAGTCGATTTTAGAATCATCAACGATAGTGCCTGCATCGGTTTCCTCTTTACCAGCTTCACCACTGACTGTGGCATAGCAGGTGTAAAAGGGCACCCATTCATTTTTGTGGTTCCCGATAGCATCTGTGGTTACTACATTCTTTGAAATCGTAATTCGAACATTCAATAAACCAATATCCATCAGAAGACCTCCTTACGTGAACCAAACAAAAGTGAACGAAGCGTAATGGTCAAAGCATGGTGGTCAGCTTCTTCTCGGTGCTCATATAGATATGCAACGCTGTACATGATGGCAGGCTTTGCATTCTCAATATCGAAAAGAAGTGATTCATCATCCACTCTGAGAATATCCATACAGATGCGCTTAGCAGAAGCTATAAGCGTTTCGATTAAGCTATCATCATCTTCATAATCCACGCGCAGATAATTCTTCATTTCTTCCAGTGTTACAAGCATTGCTCATCGCCTCCAATCATGAAATCAGCGATGCCACTCTAAATGAATGACACCGCTGTTCGTTTTCTTAAGATTTAGCAGTAGTGCTGCCAATCTTCAAAATCTGTACTGCTTCAGGAAGGATAAGCTTACCATCAACACGTTCCTTTGCTACAAAGCCAATCATACCGTTACCGGCAAAAAGCTCAGTAAGCTGTTTGAAGGAACGAGTACCACGGTCACCGATGTTGTAGTAGCTGTAATCACCGAAGGAAATCGCATCTTCAGGTGCAAAAGGAGAAGTGTAAACAGGATATCCAAGAAGCTTATCCGGTTCTCCAGCCTGATAAGAAGGCTGCCACATATATGCACCATTGCCATCCTTGAAAGTACGGATAGTAGCGATAATCTGGTCATTCATAATGAATGCAGAGTTCTTTCTGTAAGGACGCTTAAGCGCATATACAAGATTCATAATGTCGTCTGCAGTAAGCTTTGTTACAGTCTTATAAACAGTTCCACCGCCAGTTGCAGCGAAAAGTCCAAGAGGCTGTCCTACACCGGTACCGTTAAGGAATGCATCTTCCTCAGCGTTAGAAAGTGCCTTACCAAATTCCTCAATGATGTAGTTTTCAAGGTTGAAAGCATTGTCATAAAGCAACTCTTCGGTTACCTTGATGGCTACATGAAGCTTGTGGGCATCCAGTAAAATCTGTGCAAACTTAGCATCAGAGAACTGAAGTGCGCCACCTTCCTCAATCCATGCTGCTGCAGGCTCTGTAGAAGCAATGTTGATTTTGTGGTCGCCAGAAGTAGTAATCTTGTGGCCAAGCTTACGCATGATGTTTTCACCTTCAAGTACACGGATTAAGCGGCTGTCGTACTCTTCAGGTACAAGGTAACCACCATCGGCATCGACACCTTCCTGTAAGACATTAGATACCTGACGGAAGTTTGTACGAAGGGCAGTAAGCATACCGTCCTTATAGGCATCAGATGCACGACCAGTCTTCTTGTCGTGTGCCATATTTCCGGAAGGCTTAGAAGTAAGCGGAGTATTGATAGGCATACTCATTTCAGCTTCACGCTGTTCCTGACGTTCAAGTCTGTGGATTTCATTTGTAAGAGCATCAATATCTGCTTCCATCTTTGTGTAAGTAGCATCGTCCTCGACAGAAAGAACACCCTTGTCGGTACGATGAGATTCAAGGAATGCTTTAGCTGCATCCAAAGCTTTATTACGCTTTTCGCGAAGTTCCATAATAGTCATGGTTATTTACCTCCATTAAATGTATTTCTTGATTGTGTTAAGGTGCTCCATAAGTTCATCAACAGAGCGACCAGTAGGTTCTGACTCGACTTTTTTCGAGTCAATGTGACATTTTGCAGCGAGCTTCTCCATAAGAGAATTTGTGACTGCAACACGAGAGTAGGTTGCTGCTACAGCAGGCTGAGGGATGTCGTTATCTGCTTCCTCACGCTTCATGACTTCATCAGCAAATCCAAGTTCAACTGCCATATTTGCATTCATCCAAGTTTCCGCATCCATGAGATGAGATAACTTAGCGTGGCTAAGACCGGTTTTGATTTCATAGGCGTTGATAATGGATTCTTTGACTTCATCAAGCATTGCGATAGCTTTTTCCATCTCGCCGGTATTACCAAAAGCAACAGTCATCGGATTGTGAATCATCATCATGGATACCGGAGAGACCAGCACCTTTGTACCTGCCATTGCAATGACAGATGCAGCAGATGCCGCAATACCATCGATTTTGACTGTGACATTGCCTTTGTAATCCATCAGCATGTTGTAAATCTGGGCAGCTGCGACGCAATCACCACCGGGAGAATTAATCCAAACGGTGATATCACCGCTGCCTGAAAGCAGCTCATCCTTAAAAAGCTGCGGTGTGACGTCATCATCAAACCAGCTTTCCTCGGCGATTGTTCCGTTTAGAAACAGAGTTCTCTCCATCGTCTGTTCCTGAGTCTCCTGATTTGTCGTCATCTGATTTTTCCACTTCCAAAACTTCTTCATCGGAATCTTCCTCCTTTCCAGCAGCAGTGGTCGCTGCAAAAATACCTGCATCCTCCAGCTTGGTCATGTTTCCATTGATGAGATATAAGTCACCACCAAGTTCCGGTGGAATACGGTCTAGGTTTTCAAGTTCGCGAATGTCATTAGCCGACATCCAGCCATTCTGCCTTGCGGTGGCATAACCGTTCATTCGGCTCTGATAATCACCACGCAGCAAGCCATCGACATTGAACTTGACAAAATAAGCAGCCTTCTCTGAATCTGTAAGAAGGGCACGGTTCAAGGATTGTTCCCAACGAACTATCCAAGGCTCCAATGTGTACTTCACGAACTCCAGTGATTGCTGCTCAATATTAGAAAAGCTCGATTTCTCTAAGTCGCCGACCATATGTGGTGGCACTCTAAAGATTCGAGCTATTTCATCAATCTGAAATTTTCTTGTTTCCAGAAACTGTGCTTGTTCTGGAGAAATAGAAATCGGTGTGTAGTGCATACCTTCTTCCAAGATTGCAACTTTATGAGAGTTGCTGCCGGAGAAGCCTTTGTTCCAGCTTTCTCTAATAGCATCAGGATTTTTTACAGTACCCGGATACTCTAAAAGACCTCCCGGTGTAGCTCCATTAGCGAAGAACTTAGCACCATATTCCTCTGTAGCAATGGAAAGACCGATTGCATTCTTAGCCATAGCGATGGGAGAGTATCCAACTAAACCATCAAAGCCAAGTCCGGGTATATGAAGCACATCTGATGGCTTCAAGGTTACAGTTCCTGTTTTACCTGTATTAGCATCAGAATCCTGCATTTGATATTGGTAGTAGAGCTGGCCTTTATCATCTCTATCAACCGACATTCGATTCGGCATCAAAGGATACAAGCCAACGACCTGACCTTTACCATTGCGGATGATTTGCGCATAAGCATTACCCCACAATAGAAGGTGCGTCATGAGTGTTTCCCTGAATACAAATGATGTCATTTCAGGATTCGGCTCATCATGAAGCAAGGTGTAAAGCGGATGGTCGATAGCTTTTGCTTTAGAACCACCATCTTTGTACTGATAAAGATGAACTGGTAATCCAGCAATAGACTCTGAAAGAATGCGGACGCAGGCATAAACTGCAGTCATCTGCATGGCAGAACGCTCATTGACTGATTTGCCAGAGGTGCTTCCACCAAACAAGAAGCGGTAGCTGCTTCCGTTAATACTATTTGTGGGCTTATCTCTTGAACGAAATAAACCAGAAATAAAGCTCATATATCATCACCAGCCTTTCTAAATAAACAAAATGCCTCTGTTATCATAGACAGAAGCACCGGTATCATTTCCACAGCGGATTGCACGGTCAAGGCCCATAATCGTTGCAATGGCACCGTCAATCTTCTCTGTAGATTTCTCTTTATCTGCTTTAATATTTCCAGCCGGGTCAGTGCGGATATAAATGTTATCCATCATCCAGCGCAGTACTGGATGACCACCGTGGGCCAGTTTCTCTTCAAGTGTTAGTTTCATAAGCTCCTTAGTAGGTGGCGACATATCTTTGAAGCCCTGACCAAATGGAACAACAGTGAATCCCATGTTCTCAAGGTTCTGTACCATCTGGACAGCACCCCAACGGTCAAAGGCGATTTCTCTAATGTTGAATCGCTCACCAAGTTGCTCTATGAATTTTTCAATATAACCATAGTGAACAACGTTACCTTCGGTTGTCTGCAGGAAGCCTTGCCGTTCCCACACATCATAAGGAACATGGTCTCGTCTGACTCGCAGGTCTAGCGTATCTTCTGGTACCCAGAAGTATGGAAGAATAGCATACTTATCATCTTCATCTGCAGGTGGGAACACCAATACAAATGCAGTGATATCTGTAGTGGACGACAAGTCTAGTCCGCCATAACAAACACGACCTTCAAGGTCATCTTCGTTAACGCGGAAGGAGCAGTTGTCCCATTTTTCCATTGGCATCCATCTAACTGCCTGTTTTACCCATTGATTCAAACGAAGTTGTCTGAAGGAGTTCTCTTCACCGGGATTCTGCTTGGCAGATTCACATGCAGCTTTAACTTTATCAATGCCAACAGTGATACCGAGGGAAGGGTTCGCTTTCTTCCAGACCTTCGGGTCAGTCCAATCATCTGATTCATCAGCACCATAAATAACCGGGTAGAAGGTTGGGTCGATTTTTCTTCCCTCAAGAATATCCTTAGCTTTCTGGTGTGTTTCATAACAGATGCTATTGGTATCTGTACCTGCAGTTGTGATAAGGAAGTAGAGCGGCTGCATACGAGCATCGCCGGAACCCTTAGTCATAACATCAAACAGTTTTCTGTTCGGCTGCGTATGAAGCTCATCAAAGACAACGCCATGAATATTGAAACCATGCTTTGAATAGGCTTCTGCAGAAAGCACTTGATAGAAACTGTTGGTAGGTTGATACACGATACGTTTCTGGGAAGCTAATATCTTCACTCTTTTATTAAGCGCCGGACACATACGCACCATATCTGCAGCAACATCAAATACGATAGTTGCCTGCTGGCGGTCAGCGGCGCAGCCATATACTTCAGCTCGTTCTTCACCATCACCACAAGTAAGCAGTAGGGCGACAGCTGCAGCAAGTTCTGATTTTCCCATCTTCTTAGGAATTTCCACATAAGCTGTATTGAATTGTCGATATCCATTCGGTTTCAATGTACCGAAGATATCTCTGATAATCTGTTCCTGCCAATCAATCAGTTCAAAAGGTTTACCTGCCCATGTTCCTTTGGTGTGACACAAGCATTCGATAAAATTCACTGCGTAATCAGCAGCCTCCTCATCGTAATGAGAATCCTTAGCTTTGAATTTTGTCGGCTTATATTTTTTCAGTTTTCTCAAGTTCTCACCTCCAAAAGGGCATAAAAAATAGCCGCATCATTGCGACCGACATAACGAGATACAGGGCCTTTCGGCTCTGCATCCGGGGATTTATATTTCCGGGTTCTTAGTTGTAATTCTGTAAGAGAATGCAGTAGGCAATCTGTGTTGCTTCATCATCCTCAGCAGGTTCGATGTCCCAGCCTCTGTCGTAGTTGGCTGTAATCTTACCGGCTATCTTAATGGTCAGCTTAGATATGCGACCGTTGTTGATTCCGTACTCGCTTCCTTCTTCGTAAGCCTTGACCCAGTAGTGGGCGATGGTGTACTTATCGCCTTTTGGAATTCCGATGGTTCCTTCGTGCCACATCCTTGTCGCCTCCTTACTCTGCAATGCTCATCTTGAATGCTGGAATGCGCTCTTTCTTACCTGTTTTCCAGTCGTCGTAGCGGCTGTTGATTTCTGTAAGTCCGTCAAGTGTGCATCCTTTTTTCTGAAGCTCTGCAATCGTTGTGATAAGGCTTGAAAAGGTTGAGCTGATGGTAAACTCACTGATTCCAAGGCGCTTGCAGTTTTCAAGGATTGGGTCGATGTCGTAATCCCAGATAACTTCGGCGAAGTTGATAAGTTCGTTGCCTGCGTCAATGCTGTAGAAGTAGGCTGCACCGAAGGTTGGGTTGATGTCGATGTCCTTGAAGCGTGTTCCGTTTTCTGCTGCTTTGTCTAATAATTCAATTCTTGTCATGGTAGGTTCCTCCTAAATGTGTATTTCCTTTTGGTAGTACTATATATCACTCTAAAAGCACATAATAGCAAGCTAATTAGAGCTATATATGTGACAAATATCAGCAGCAAAAAGTGTGTAATTTACAGCTTTTTTACGCGGTCAATTCCATACACAACATTGAGTCCGGAACCGTTATCCCAGCTCACCATCAAGCTGCCTGTATCATCAACACCAAGTACTGTTCCTTGTGTTCCGATTGGTGGAGCCTGTACATCATCCATCTCCAAGAGTTCAACACGAGTACCGGCAGGATATTGATTTCTTAATCGTTCAACGATTGCTGCATTAGGAAATCGCATCTTCATGCACCTCCTTTGCAGGTGAACCGTTCCTGAAAGCGGAACTTCCGGTTAAATTCTTGAGTAAGATTTTTCTTGTTGCCTTATGTGCATCACCAATAAATCCAAGGCGAAGCAGGAAGCAGCGGAATGCGTACTTCTCATTGTCTGTAGGTTTCTCAGCAGAGTTGATTCGTTTCTGTTTGATGCTCATCTGGCAAAGGGCTGCGATAAAAGCAGTGTAGGCAGTGCATTCCTCGGCAGCAGGCATCTCTTCAAACCAAGGAAATGAAATAACATCTTCCTCGATAATGATTGGAAGTTCTGCAATACCAAGAGCCTTTTTAATAAGTGTTCCTTTTGCATCCAGAAGATTGGTAAGGTTGCCAACTGCGACCTTATCCAGTGGAATGGAAATGGTAAGTCCAGTAGTTTCTGACATAATGAAATCCTCCTTTTGATTTGGTAGTACATTAATCACTCTAAAGGCACATAATAGCAAGCTATATATCCAACAAATATGTGCCTTTAGAAAGTGTGGTTTTTGTCTATCAATCAGCGTCGGATTCTTCTTCGATAGCCACCTCATCATAGGAATAAGTAAGGCCATCACGGATAACAGAAACGCCATCGGAAGTACCTACCTGTTCAATGTAGCGCTTCACGATGACGTCTGCGTATTTTTCATCTAATTCAATTGTATGGCAGATACGACCGGTCTGTTCGCAAGCGATAAGTGTGCTGCCGGAACCGCCAAACGGGTCAAGTACGATGCAGTTGCTCATGCTGGAATTCATAATCGGATATGCAATTAATGCAATCGGCTTCATCGTAGGATGGTCGGCATTTTTCTTAGGCTTTTCAAATTCCCAGATAGTAGTTTCTTTTCTACCGGAATACCACTGATGCTTGCCGGACTTCTTCCAACCAAACAGGCAAGGTTCATGCTGCCACTGATATGGAGAACGACCAAGCACAAGAGAAGGTTTCTTCCAGATACAGCAACCGGACAAATAGAAGCCTGCATCAGCGAATGCTTTTCTAAAGTTCAAGCCTTCCGTATCAGCGTGGAAGACGTAAATCGAAGCATCCTCGGCCATAGCCTGTTCCATATTGGTAAAGGCGTCCAGCAAGAACTGATAGAAGGAATCATTATCCATGTTATCGTTCTGAATCTTACCGGCTGTGCCTTCGTAGTTCACATTGTACGGAGGGTCGGTTACCACCAGATTTGATTTCTTGCCAGCCATCAGCATTTCATAGGATTCAGCCTTAGTGCTGTCTCCGCAGAATAGACGGTGTGAGCCAAGGCACCAAAGGTCACCAGCCTTGGTGATGGTAGGCTTCTGTAATTCTGCAGCTACATCAAAGTCATCTTCCTTGATATTATCCTTCGTGGAATCCTTGAATAAATCATCAAGCTCTGCAGGTTCAAAACCTGTAAGAGATACATCGAAGTCAGCACCCTGAAGGTCTGCAATCAATAAAGCTAATTTATCGTTATCCCATTCACCGCTGATTTTGTTTAGTGCGACATTTAATGCTTTTTCATGTTCGACATCAAGTTCAACAACTACGCAGTCAACCTCTGTCATACCCATATCCTGAAGCACTTTTAATCGCTGGTGGCCACCAACCACACAGCCAGTAGTGGCATTCCAGATAACAGGTTCCACATAACCAAACTGCTCAATCGAGCGTTTTAGCTTTTCATATTCAGGGTCGCCGGGTTTCAAATCCTTACGAGGGTTGTAATCCGCAGGAAGAAGTTCTGCGACATTTTTCTTTTCAATCTGCATAGGCGACCTCCTTAAAACAATCCCCATTCAGCGAACTTTTCAAATCCGCCAACGGATGAAATATATTCTGCTGCAATATCTACGAGTTCTTGATATGGATGTCCATCAATGGTGTCATCACCAATAGCGCAGGCAATCTGTACTGGCTTACCTGTTTCCTGTGCTTTTAGGAATGCGTAGATATTAAGAGTGACATCAGCCTTAGATAAGTCTTTGCCATGAAGGCCACCACCAGTAACAGAGTCAGCCATATCACTTCCCAGCTTTCTGTTTGTAGCGCCAGTATCAACGTCTGTACCCCCAGTCCAATCACCGAGCGGATTGACTTCAGCAGGAGGGTACATATTTGAAAGCTCAGCAGTGGAAGCATTGCTCTGACAGATGATAAGTCTTGCTTCCTCAATAATGTACTTTCCGTCATATGGATAATGTGTGTAAATATCATGTGCAATTACAGATAGAGCTTTCTGCTCCTCTGTAAGAGGCATTCCCTTGAAGATACCATTATCACCACAACGAATACCGGCTGACTGGTTATCAGATAAGTGCTTATCCTGTGGAACAATATCGATATCTGCCCATACAGCACCGGCGATTCTGTGAATTGCATCTTCAACATCTAAAGGATTAATAGCAGCAGTAGTTTCAATAATTACATGACATTTACCATGCCCGATAAGGACTTCAACTGCAATCTTTGGAACAGCTTCTGTTTTATAAGCTAAGTCAACAATTGCACCAGCAATTCTATCTGCCACCTTATCCGGATGACTTGGATTTACTTTTTCAATCATAGTTAGTTTCCTTTCCTTGCGCGAAGCAGGCGCTCCATAGCATCATCCATTGGAGTGGCACCGCTGTATTCACTAGCGCAATTTTCCTTTACAATTTGATAGATTTCCATCCAGAGCCTGTTGGTCTGGCTCATAAAGTTCTGGCTCATTGCCACATAGGGTGATTGGATTGCATTACCAGTAGTAGGGTGCTTTGCAAGGAAACCAAAATCAGATATAGCTTCTTCGCATTGAATCCATCTGGCAACGCTCATCGCATAGCGTTCAAGTAGCTGGGGAGAAACGAGTGTTGCACACTTGCGTTCTGCCAGCCACTCCCATGTCGCAATATAAACTTCTTCAGCCACCAGCGGTTTTCCGTCCTTCTGAGTGGCGGATAACAGCTTGGATGGTTTGGGCATTTGCTGACCTTCTAAATCGACCGCTTTATTATCGAAGTCGATGACAGTCAACATTCTCTTGCCCGGATTACCCTCAGCGATTTTGTCAGCTAAGGGCTTCTTTTTGGCTCCGGCACCGATGCGAGCGCCACCACGGTTTGTACCGTCCTTAGCCATAATTCATGCACCTCCTTATATACCCTGTTTGAAACCGCGACTTTGCGCGTGTGACCCCACGCCCGTTCCACGGAAGGTTTGCTGTAGAGATTTTGACCGCCCCTACGGGTCCTACTGGTTGTGCCAGCGGTCACCGTGCTCAGCATGTATTCTTGCATGACATGCTTTGCAAAGAGCCATCAAGTTATCTCTGTCGTGGGTGCCTCCTTGTGACAGTGGTTTGATGTGATGTATCTCCTCGGTTGGTGTGTAAACACCTTTCTCAAGGCAGACCTCACAAAGCGGATGGGCAGCAGCGTAGCTGTCACGGATTCGTTTCCAAGCTCTACCATAGCGGCGCTTGGTAGCTGGGTCACGGTCGTAACGTTCGTATCTCTTGGCCTCAAGCTTTGCGTGTTCCTCACAGAAACGTCCGTCAGTCAGGTTCGGGCAGCCGGGATAGGAGCAGGGCCTTTTAGGTTTTCTTGGCATCTGTTTCACCTCCGTTCGGGCATAAGAAAAGCCCCGTAGGAGTTTGTCCCACAAGGCCTCTTGTAACTTTCTTTTTTGCTATTGTAATAATATCATAGGTCGATACTCTCAATCTATCACATTAACTCTCATCATGGTCTGGCACCACGATTTCTTTTAATGCGCTGCTGTGCATACGGTGAAGATGCTGCATGGAGTAGTTCATGTCCACGGCTATCTGTTCCCAGTTAAGAAAGCAGAGATAGCGTTTCTCCAGAAGCGTCTGGTATTCCACGTTTGGCACAGCTTTGATGACCGACATGATTTCGCTCTTAAGGTCCACCAGCTTTTCGATGTCCTTCTTCAGGCTGTCCTCCAAATCGATAATCTTCAGGATGCATTCTTCCAGCCTTGAACCACCGCGATTCGGATTTCTTGGCATATCGGAAAAGGTACTGGTGCATCTGGTAGCTAAGTCATTCAAGGAAGCAATCTGCTGCGTCTTAGAAGTGATGCGCTCATCAAGAAAACGTGCTTGTAATAAGTATTCTTTTGCATTCATGCTAATACCTCCGGATGTTTTGATTTCCCTTGGATTGGCATTCTTTGTCATAGATTTGCTTTGACCGCATCAATTAATGCGTTTTGTGATACTTCCTTCAGTGACAGCGCCTTTAAGATGCGCTCATCAATGGTTCCTTTGGTAACGATGTGTTCAATCACCACGGTACCGGAAGTCTGGCCTTGTCTCCAGAGTCGGGCGTTGGTCTGCTGGTATAATTCCAAAGACCATGTCAGCCCAAACCAGATAAGAGTGGAACCGCCAGCCTGCAGGTTAAGACCATGACCGGCAGAAGCAGGATGGATAACAGCAACAGGAATATCTCCATTATTCCAATCGTTGATGTCCTTGCTGGTTTTGATTTCTCTGACATCAAAGCGCTTCTTGATTCTTTGCAGGTCATGCTTGAACCAATAAGCCACCAGCAGTGGTTTGCCATTTGCCGATTCGATAATATCCTCCAGCGCATCCAGCTTTCTATCGTGTATCTCGATAATATTGCCTTCATCGTCATAGATGGCACCATTGGCAAGCTGGGATAGCTTCCCAGTAAGGGATGCAGCATTGGCAGCGGTGACTTCGCCTTCAGGAAGTTCCAAGATAAAGTCTGCTTTTAGTTCTTCATAGCGCTCAGATTCTTCCTCGGATAATTCCACTTCATATTGCGAAGTAATGAGCTCCGGCATCTGCAAGTGGTCGGTTGATTTCATAGAAATCGTAATATCCGATATCTTTCGATAAATGTCATCTTCTGCATAAGGCATTGGTTTGTAGGAGTAGATGATTTCACCATTTCGCTTATCCGGAACGAAGTAATCATTCCTGTAGTGGGTGATGAAGCGTCCGAGGCGTTCTCCTAAGTCCAGCAGTTTGAACTCAGCCCACAAATCCATAAGTCCGTTAGAAGAAGGAGTGCCGGTAAGACCGATAATTCTTTTGACTTTTGGTCTGACCTTCATCAAGGATTGGAACCTTTTTGATTTATGGTTCTTGAAGGATGAGAGCTCATCGATAATGACCATATCGTAATCAAAAGGAAATCCGCTACTATCGATAAGCCATCCTAAGTTCTCACGATTGATAATGGTGATATCAGCGCCTTCCATCAAAGCTGCTCTTCGTTCTTTGACGGTTCCAACAGCCACGGCGTAGGTAAGTCCTTTTAGATGCTCCCATTTTTTGATTTCTGCAGGCCATGTATCACGGGCCACACGAAGTGGTGCAATAACCAAGATGTGATGTGCTTCAAAGCTGTCAAACAACAGGTCTGCGATGGCAGTCAGGGAAATGACCGTCTTACCAAGGCCCATATCGAGGAGTACTGCAGCTACGGGATGACTTTCAATGTAGTCGATGGCATATCGCTGATAATCATGGGGTACAAAGTTCATGAAGCATTCCTCCAATCTGTTCAATGCCATCAATCACATAGACGCGGTAGCCAAGTGAACGAAGCATTTTGTGTCTTGCTACTTGAAGAGGGCGTGGCTTTTTGCCGGGAGCCTTCAGTTCTACGAAGGCGCACACCCCATCAGGTAATAAGACTAAGCGGTCGGGCATTCCTGCAAAACTTGGAGACACGAACTTTAGTGCAATCCCACCAGCCTTTTTAACCGACCTTGTTAACATGTTCTCTATCTGTTTTTCTAACATTTCTAAGCCTCCATCAGAGTGTAAATTTCTATAAGTGCAAGGTGTATCAATGGTATTTACATAACTTTTATATATATGATTTTTTATAGCCTATAGAAAAGTTTATAAATATACCTTGATACACCTTGTCATTAGGTCTATTAGTCTAAGAATTCCTCGTCAAAATCGTCCTCGGTACGGATACGCAGACCCTTAAAATAACGCTTTCGATTCTGAGTGATACGCTCATATCCGGCATTCTCCAAAGCAAAGTAGAAGTCAGCGGTACTGCGCACGTACTCATTGGTATCGATGCAGTAATTGCGATAAGCCTGATAAAGAGAAGAAGAACTCTCCTTGTAATCAGCACCCACCACGCATTTATCTTCGAGAAAGTGGGCAAACCAGTCATTCTGGCTACGGTATTCATTGATGGCCTCTTGCACACAAGCAGGAACCGGAATCTGATAATCCAGCTCGATAACTTTTCTGCTGCCTTCAATCACCCAAGAGAGAATGGCTCCGGCAGCGTGGTCATACAGATATTCGCTGTAGTTCTTAATATCGCTGGAACCGGTAATCTTGGCATTGAAGGGGATGACAATCAAACGTCTCCAGATACCATCATCGGATGCAGAGACACGAGGCAGATGGTTGGTGTAAAGTACGAGGGTATGGCAAGGCTTGAAGGAGAACGGGTCCTTGTACTTCTTTTCCGCAAATACATCATCGGTGGAACAGAGCTGTTTGACGGTGGAATCATTGAGACGAGCACCTTCCTGCATCTCGGCAGCAATTAAAAGACGTTTCCCTTTGACCTCGGCCATTTCCGGTTTGATGTTTCTGCGGCAGCCTACGGTTAAGGTATCTGCAGAGATATTGCCGGAGTAGAGCCCAAGCACACGGGAGATGACATTCCAGAAGGTGGACTTGCCATTTCGACCATCGCCATAAGCAATAATCAAAGCTTCTACATACACCTTGCCAATGGCAGCAAGGCCACAAATCATCTGTACATAATCGATGAGCTCCTGATTATTCTGGAAAATGGTATTCAAGCAATCAAGCCAGACATCTACTTCCTTCTGATTAGGTGATACGCTGGTAATCTTGGTAATAAAGTCCTCTGGAGAATGTTCACGTGCTCCAGCCAGTCCTTTGCGAAGGTCGTAGGTTGCTTCTGGGGTACAAAGCGCAAATGGGTCCGCATCCAAATCTCTCGGAGAAATTTCAAGCATTGGATGGGATTCTTTCAAAGTTGATGTGACATTCTTGGAATCACGTCTTTTGATGGCAAAGTTCTGATATGCTTTTGCAGCCAGAAACTCCTGATAGACCTTTTGCTGTTCCTCGTTCATCAGCTGTTCTGCCTTTGACTTGGATGTACTATCAAGGATGTTTTGGGCGCCACAGTTTTTCATCTTATCGAGTGCTTCCATCAAATCGTTGTTGGCTTCCTTTAATTGTCTGCGTGTGAGCTCATGTGCAACAGCCTGTGCGCCCGGTTCGCTTTCCTGCCAATAATGGTCGGAGTAGCGGATAAAGTGCGTAGCAGGAGAGTAGCGCAGTTCATTTGAGAAGTATTTTGCCAACACCTCAGCCTGTCCCACGTCAGAATAATCCTCCGGCTTATAGCAAGAAGGGTCGTTATATACTTCCGGTGCCACATAGCCATCCTGCGAAGAAACTCTTGCATAGAAACGCTGCGCACTGTGCCAGATGGTTGCAAGTTCCGATGTATCAAGAGGAGGCGTGCATTTTGCAGCTTCTTCCATAAATGCTTCATAGGCCTTTTCACTGTCACCATATTTCTTGATGACCTTACCAGCAAAACGGGACATGGTTGCATTACGACTGCCTTCTGGGATAGAAGAACCATCATATTGACCTTCTGCCATATCTTCATCGAAAATGTCCTCGTCGAGATATTCTGTCAGATTCATACGACCGGGATATAAAGCCACATCTGCGGATGCAGTTCCAAAAAAGAAACGAGCTGCATCAAGTGCCTGTGTATCAAAATATGGAAAGATAGAATTGACCAGCTTCTTCATATCGCTATAAAGGGAGGCGTCGGTCACATACTCGATGGGAAATAAGACATGGAACTTCGGTCTTGCCGGTTTTCCATTCTTGACTTTGTTATTGAAACGACTGTAGTGGACCGCAAAGGTCACACCCGGAAATGCCTGCATGACATCATCTGGGGTAATCCAATCTTCTGGATTTTCACTGTGGTCGTTATCACAATCAACAGGCAGACAATCGCTGCCGATGAAGTTGTCGTTGTTACGGTAGCTGTTTTTATATTCTGCACATACATAGTCGTGGCAGATGGTAGCTTTCAAGCTATCCTCGTCGAGAATTACCTGCTTGTGAGGGTAGGAGCAGTTACCGGGATTGCCAGTAACATCAGCGCTGTAAAGGGTAAGCATCAGTCATACACCTCCTCAGATTCTTCCTCCAGTACCTTGGTGATGAACTTTAATGCACGAATCATGGTTTCCAGTTCACAATCGCCACCAAGGACAACCTCGAAGCCTTCTGCATCGCCATAGCGGTCACGAATCACATTGATGTCAATATCCGTGGAACCGGCATCTTTGATGGAGAAGTAGGTACGTCCGCCATGACCAGTATCGCCGCCCATAAAACCAGTGGTTCCAGCTTCGACTTCGAGAATATTGGCACTGTAAACATCACGCGCATAAGTAGTGATTTCCGTTCCGTCATTTAATTTGCGTCTGTTTTCTTTAATTTCATACATAGTGTTAAACCTCCTGACATTTGTCTGTGAAATAGCGCAAGCGATAATTGTTCTGCTTGGCAAGATTGATTTCTGCTTCCATTCCCGATGAGATATGTTTGCCAAATACCCAGACTTCAGAACACTTCTCGATGATGGCTTTGCCAAACTCTAAACCGAGTTCACGTTCTTTGGGATTGGTATCATCCAGAAACTGCGGAAACAATAAATGTGGTGCCATCGGGATATATCCGCTATCCGCAGCAAAGCGGCAGTAGCGTCTGGCATTTTCTACATTTGCTTTAATGTCGCCTGCATAAGGAGAGCAGATATACACGATTAGTTTCTTGATGCTCATATGCGAGTCCTCCTTTCCGGGCAGACATAGAAAAACGTCCACCTCTAGTTTCCACTGGAGATGAACGTCCTTTTTGAGCGGATAAATTTTAATCTTTTTTATAAAATGGTGTTTCATAGCCATCTGCACGAAGTAATAAACCTTTCGCCCAAGGTGGAGTTCTACCCATCTGTTCACAGACTGCCTTTAATGACATACGAGGGTCGGCTTCGATAACCAGCTCATCGTGAATATGCATGACGACAGAGCAATTGCGAAACGTTTGCATGGCATAGCACAAAATGTCACGAGCAGTTGCCTGCACGATGTTCTCCACAAACTTCGGACCATAAGATTCGAGACGTTCCCATTTCTTGGTGCTGCCGATACCTTCATAGGTGATGCAGGTACCACCAAACTTATTAGTGCCAAGCTTCGGTTTAACATACGCAAGGTTTCTGCCAGAAGGTAAGGTGATAAAGAGCATCCCACTGCGGCAAGAGAAGGTTAAGCCATAATCAGTAGTCGTATGTTTATATCGCACCGCTTCTGTGACAGCACGGTCCACAGCCCACCAGAATTCCACAATACGCGGATTGGATTGTCGCCAAGCATCTACAAGGGCAGGAAGCTCGTCTTCAGTAAGTCCCATATCAAGAGCGCCCATTGCCTTTAATGCACCAACGGAGCCACCATAGCCAAGCGCTAACTCTGCAATCTTGCCTTTTTGACGGAGATGGCCATTGATACCGTGTTTTTCAACTGGCACCTTAAACATCTGGGATGCAGAGGCACAATAGATGCTGTATATGATTTGGAAGCAAAGATTGATGCATATGCTATCTTGGACCCAGCAGATATTGAGGCTGCAAATGAAATCCTTTATGCACAGAAAGTAACCGGAAAGCAGAAACAAAGACTCACATTCTTCCTGCAAAAGAGCAAGAAGCTTTTAGAAAACTATGAGTACAACACTCAAAAAGAATGTGTATCAGTTATGCGTAGCTTTGTCCGCTTTTATGAATTTTTGTTGCAGGTATCAAGCTTTGAAGATACAGACCTTCACAAGAAGTATAACTTCATCGCTTATTTGCTTTCATACATCAACATCAAGCATCCGGGCGGCGGATTTAATCTTGATGGAAAAATCAAAGCGACAAACTTTGTACAGAAGAAGGGTGACGAACATAAAAAGTCAGACCTTGTTGCAAAGCCTGTGATGAAGCTTCCGACAGCTGAGCATTTTGGGCTTACTGAAGATAAAGAAAAGAGACTATCAGAAATTATCGATGAGATTAACAGCAGAACCGGTAAGAACTATGACAATGATGTAGTGGTTAAGGCAATGCTGCAGATTAGAGATATTCTTATGAAGTCTGATAAGTTAAAAACCAGTGCGAAGAATAATACCCAGAAAGATTTTGAGTTCTCTTATTTTGATGATATCGACGATGCATTGATTGAGGGATTATCTCAGAATCAGGACTTCTTCTCATTGCTATTATCGAATGAGGAAATGAAGCGTCAGGTTCTTGGTATTTTCTCTGATGAAATATATAAAAGTTTGCGTAATGCATAAATAAGGCGGTGGAAAAATGTTTGATAGATTCAGATTGAAGGCCGCATTGGTTGAATACAAGAAACGTTTTGTAGGAACTCAGTGGCCAGATGAAAAGTACAAATGGGAAGCAGTGCAATGCTTCCAAGTGAACTGGGACGTCAATGCTGATGACTTTGCCGGAATGCTTACCAAGGCACTGTCTCAGACTTCTAATCTTCTTGCTTCGGTGAATAACTTTCCAGCAAGAATGATTACAAAGTTTGCTGAGATTGCCGGAGAAGAAGTCCGTGCTATGTTCATTGACTTGTATGACGAGAGTAAGGATGTCTGCGAACGTATCGAGAACTTCAAGCAGAAATCAAATAGCTTACTTGAAAGATATGGTAACGGTGCAGGACAGCATTATCAGTATGAGAATGCAATTTCTACATACCTTTGGTTACGCTATCCGGATAAGTACTACATTTACAAGTTAAGTGAAGTAAAGGCAGTTTCGAATGAACTGGAGAGCGACTATACCTTCAAAAAAGGTGCCTATGCTAATAACATCCGCAACTTCTTAGCTTTTTATAACGAAATCTGCGCAGAACTTCAGCAGGATGAAGAACTCAAAAATATGCTCGCTGCACAGATTACAGGTACCTGTTACCCAGACCCTGAATTAAGAACACTCACCATTGATGTTGGCTTCTTTATCAGCAGATATTTTAATAAAGACGACGCGGCTCAATCATCAGATGAGTGGTGGCCATCAGATTATACGCCAGCTTTATCTGCTGATGATTGGGAAGCTTTGCTAAACGACAATGAGGTATTCACCGATAGCAGTCTAGAAATCATGAAGCGTATGGTCGATTACGGTGGTAAGGCTACTTGTACACAGTTGGCCATCAAATACGGTGAAAGCAAGAATTTTTATAATGCTGGTTCTTCTGCTTTGGCAAAGAGGGTCGTTCAAAAGACTGGATGTCCGGTATTCCCACGTGACAATGAAAATAGCAAGTGGTGGCCGGTTCTCTATGTAGGCAAAAACGCTAAAAAGGACGAAGAAGGTTCTTATATTTGGAAACTGCGAGATGAACTTGCTGAAGCATTGGAAAGAGTGGATTTATCAAAGGTAAAACTATATGCAAATTTGGCCCCGAACTTCTGGAAGATAAGCCACGGTAATGACTGTATCACTGATGCAGAAGTGACCGCTTTTGAAAAGAGAAGAGTGGTTGTTGTTCATAAGGATACTGCCGCAAAGGGTAAAACAAAAGTATCCCAAGGCGAGGATTTCGTGGCAACTATGAAGAAGGGCGACTTCTTTTATCTGTGCAGAGGCAACAGCATCCGCTTATTGGGTAGAATTGATTCTGATGAGGTTGAGGAAAATTCTGAAAAACAGGATGGCTGGTGCGAGAGAAGTTATACTGTTATTGCAGAGTCGAAAGATACCAGTCCATATACTGGTGAAAAAAAGTGGTGGACGCCAAACGATAACTCGACGTGCATTGCTGTGCCTGAAGGTGAAATGCAGCAGTTTGAAAATTATATTTTGAAGCCATACTTTGATATTACCAAAGAGGAACTCTTGAAAAATGACGCTTCGGGCATTCATTACTGGTTCTTAAATGCAAATCCAAAGATGTGGAGCATGGCCAGCATGCCAGTTGGCGATGTTCAGGATTATACACTTTACAATGACAATGGAAATAAGCGCAGAGTGTTCCAGAACTTCTTGGATGCGAAAGCTGGAGACATGGTGATTGGCTATGAGTCAACGCCTGTTAAGCAGATTGTAGCTTTGATGCGTATTAGCGCAGAGCAGGATGGCGAGAAGATTTACTTTGAAAAATTAGAAGGCCTATCTTCGCCTATTGACTATGCGACATTGAAGGAGTGCTCTGAACTTGAAAAGATGGAGTATTTCATCAATCCGCAGGGTAGCTTATTCAAACTGACAAAGGGCGAATATGAATTCATTCTTGATATGATTCGAGATGAAAATCCTGCTCCATCCAAAAAGGATAAAGATAAATACACAAAGGAAGATTTCCTGAAAGATGTTTATATTACGGAAGCCAAGTATGACAGACTGGTGTCTGTACTGAAAAAGAAAAAGAACATCATTATGCAGGGTGCTCCGGGTGTAGGTAAGACATTTGCTGCTAAGCGTTTAGCATATTCCATCATGGGAGAAATAGATGAAGACCGCATAGAGTTCGTTCAGTTCCATCAGAACTATTCCTATGAAGATTTTGTCATGGGATATAAGCCGGTTGGCGACGGATTTGAATTGAAATATGGTATCTTCTATAAATTCTGTCAGAAGGCAGCAAACCATCCTGACAAGGATTACTTCTTTATCATTGATGAGATTAACCGTGGAAACATGAGTAAAATCTTCGGTGAGCTTTTGATGTTGATTGAAGCAGATTACCGTGATAAGAGAGCAACACTTGCTTATAATGGATTGAGCTTTTCTGTTCCAAAGAGACTGCATATTATCGGTATGATGAATACAGCCGATAGAAGTCTGGCAATGATTGATTATGCTCTTAGAAGACGATTCAGCTTCTTTGACATGGAACCGGGCTTTGATTCCGAAGGATTCATAAATTACCAGAAAGGATTTGCAAACGATACTTTCAACACTTTGATTGAGCGCATAAAAGACCTCAATAGAGAAATCATGCAAGACAAGTCACTTGGAAAGGGATTCTGTATTGGACACAGCTACTTCTGCAATGCAGATGAATGTACCGATGAGTGGATGAAAGACGTCGTGGATTACGATATTTTACCAATGCTAAGTGAATACTGGTTTGATGATAATACAAAGCTTCAACGCTGGGAGAATATCTTGCATGGTGTATTTCAATGATAAAAGATAAGAGCATACTGATAAATAACATCTACCATATGCTTGCCTACGCGTTTCAGACTTTGAATCAGGAAAATTATGAAGATGTAGCGGTGGAATCATTTGATGAGATGTACGACCTGTTAGCAGCTATCCTTGCGAAAGGTATCGGTGTTCAGCTGAAACAGGGCCTATACAGGGAGTACATTAACCGTCAGGAAGAATTACCGGTCATGCGTGGAAAAATCAATATGCCGGGAACCATCAAGAATCGTTTAGCTCATGAGAGAGTTTTGACCTGTGAGTTTGATGAACTGTCGGAGAACAATTTGTATAACCAGATTCTTAAAACAACGGTCATGCTGCTTCTCAGAAATGCGAAGGTGAAAACGGAGTACAAGGATGATTTGAAAAAGAAAATGTTGTTCTTCTCCAATGTGGATATGTTGGAGCCGACATCCATCAAATGGTCCGCGATTCGCTTTCAACGGAATAACCAGACTTATCGTATGCTGATTAGCATTTGTCAGCTAATAATTGAGGGTATGCTGATTACGACAGACGCAGGTGATTATAGATTAGCAAACTTTGTTGATGAGCAAAGGATGTGCAGACTGTATGAGAAGTTTATTCTTGAATACTACAGTAAGCATTATCCAGAACTGTCAGTGAGCGCATCGCAGATACCTTGGTCAGTGGATGATGGAATCAGAACAATGCTGCCGGTGATGCAAAGCGATATTCATCTGCAAAAAGGAAACACCGTGCTTATCATTGATGCCAAGTATTACAGCCATACGACGCAAACACAGTATGACAAGCATACGCTTCATTCCAATAACATGTATCAGATTTTTACTTACGTGAAGAATCGTGATTATGAGTTTGGTGATGAGGAACACGAGGTTTCTGGAATGCTGCTGTATGCAAAGACCGAGGAAGAGATTCAACCGAATAATACATACCAGATGCATGGCAATCAGATAACCGTCAGAACGTTGGATTTAAATCTTCCGTTTTCGGAAATAGCAGAGCAGTTAAATGAAATTGCAGAATCGCACTTTGACTTGAAGAGCTGATGTAACGACATTGCTTAAAAAGATGATAGAGCTACTCTCAAAATAATAATGAAAGAAGGTAAAAAGCATGAAGAAATTAGCAACATTAATGCTTGTGGTGATGATGGCCTTTTCCATTACCGCATGTGGTAGCACTGAGGAAACAAAAAAGGAACTTACAAATACAGCGGAATACGAAGAATGTGTTTTGACTTTAGGTGATGCTGAAATTACAACCAACGATAATGGAGAGAAGGTTGCAAAGGTTAACGCTACTTTCACAAATAATAGCGATGAGCCGCTTTATGCCATGAGCCTTTTTGCAGTTCGTGCTTTTCAGAATGATAAAGAAATCACGGATGTTTCAGATATCAATGGCGCAGATGCTTCTTTGATTAAGGAAGTCAAGGACGGTGCATCAGTAGAGGTTTCATATCAATTCAAATTAGATGATGATTCGCCGGTTGAAGTACTTATTGGAGAGCCAACAGCTGACCAAGACACTATTGGTAAACAAACTTACTTTGATAAATAA